AGTGACATTATGATCCTTGACGAACCCGGCACGGCTCTTGATGAAGAGCACTTACAGTCCTTTACCGAGTTATTGGACATGATAAAGGGCTATTTTAAAACAGTTTTACTTATTTCACACCTAGATTCGCTGAAGGATGTTGTCGATATGACTATAGACATCTCTAAGGTTGATGGTTGTGCTTATGTGAATCAATAACTATTTATTCTATAGATTGGAGGAAAAATGTCTATGATAAAAGGAACAATTGACAAGGTGCTAGAGAGGGCGGTTTCACGTAAACTGCTCGTCTGGCTCACAGCAGCCGGCTTTACATATGCCGGCACGGTTGACAGTGCAGATTTCGTAATCTTGAGTGCAATTTATATTGGCTCTCAAGGCGTCATCGATGCTGTTGCCAAGCTCAAGGCTGCTTAGTGTTCAATTACGCTAGTTTAGCGTCAAGCGCTCTTTCCTTTACTAAAAAGTATTGGAAAGAGTTGCTTATCTTTTTTTGTGTTCTCGCTCTCTTCACTAAGATGAGAGGAGATTACTCATCACTCGTCTCCACATTTGAATCGGCAACTGAAAGCCATCAAGAACAAATGGATAAGGTGAAGGACATACATGAGCAAGAACTGCTTGCGAGAGATGAATTAGTAAAGAGATACTCAGAGAGACTAGTAGAATTAGAGTTGGAACACTCTGATGATAAAGTGGCGCTTTTAAAAGAATACACGAAAAGAAAAGAAGCTTATGTCGTTGCCTTCGGAGAGAACGGAGAAGGACTAAAGAAAGACCTAGAGAATTATTTTGGGATAGAGTATGTTAATCCTTAGAAGAATAGCAAAAGTATTGTTGTGCCTTACTTTGTGCTTATCCATACCAGCACAAGCGGCGCCGCAGTTCACCCTGCTAGGTAAGAACCAGTCGGCACCATTTAAAGGAGCCCTGTTCAATCCAGAAGCCATCGCCGAAGTCCTCGCCAAAAGTCAATTCGTCAAAGAAGAGTACGAGTTGAAGCTTGGCTATGAGATCGAGAAACAAAAGCTAAAGTTTGTCTTGGAAGTGGATACGCTCAACTTACACATCTCTGCACTCGAAGAAGAGTACAAGGTTGTTGCCGATGCGAAAGACAAAGAGATTGACGACTTACACAAACTAATAAAGAACCATTCCCCAGCCACCAACGTTTGGTGGGCACTAGGCGGAGCAGCTATGGGCGTTGCAACAACCGCATTTATTGTTCATGTGGCGAAATGAAAAAGAAAGATCCAAATTATGTTGTGAAAATAGAGCAGGCCATCGCTTTAAAGTACGGCGCCGAAACAGTCCAGAACCCTAGGGGAAACTGGGACGAAGAAAAAGAGAAGGAATATGAGGGGCAGCTAAAGAAACTTGCTGAGAAAGAAAGAGATACAGAATATCGTGACGAGAAAATAGAAGTAGATGGCATTTTAATGTCGAGAAAACTACTTAATAGAGAAACTACAAAAAGATCTTGTCCTGTTTGCGGAGCTTATTCTTTCAAAATACGCGATGATGTATTCATGAACAAATTTGATTGTTGTTATAAATGCTATATTCAATGGGTAAAGTGGCGAGAAGATCGCTGGGAAGAAGGTTGGAGGCCAGAATAAATGAAAAAGAAAAAAGAAAATACATCAACATTCCAAGAATCTGTACACATGGACGAGGTAATAAGGCTTCTTTCGAGCATAGACTCCAAATTGTCTTCAATGGTATATTATCAGGACCCTAAGACCGGCGGTTTCGCCCCAGCAATAGAAAAAGCTATTGGACAGACCTTTATTGATGAAGGTACAAATCGTAATTTATCAAGAATAATCAAACAAGAAATTAGAAACGTTTTAGGAGAACAAATAAATGGCAACAACTTTAGAAATCGTTAGAGGAATTTCCCAAGTTATGGCGAACAGTCATGACGGCGCACTAGATGACACCGGCGAACCCATCAAGGTTGGCCTCAAAAGAGAAGAGGGAGATCCTATTAACGATTCCCGCATTATGGACGGCTTTAGGGTAAGTTTTTTTGGAAATATGTTGTGCATCCATTATCACGCTGAAATAAAAATCAAAGATGTTCATGACAATAAATTTGAGTCTGATATAGAACAAATGATTAAAGATATAGCAAAATTTCTCAAGAAAGAGTACAATAAAGTAACCGGAAACTCCCTTTCTCTCAAAGTCCATGGGGAGATGGAAGCTCTTGTTCAGAACACCTCACGCGTCAGAACATGGGTACAAGCCAAGCAGTATTATAATATTGGCGGCATAAATGCTGATCCTGTCGGAGAGGAAAGTAAAGATAGTGTAGACGCCAAGTTCAAAAGCTTTCTCGGACAGGGTGGCTGGGGAAAGAAAGCTAAAAATGACAACAGAAAAGAGCCAACACAGGGTCAGCCGATATACACGGGCGACGGAAAAGTCAAGGCAAGAAAGGATGTTAATAGCCCCCTTAAGGCAGAGTAATGTCTTTTGGTCTTTCCAAGAAAGATGTTGTCAGAGAAACTATTAAGTGCGGAAAAGACGCATCTTATTTTATAAATAATTATGCTAGAATCTCTCATCCGTTGCATGGACTAATACCGTTCAAGACATATTTATATCAGGATGAACTTCTTGCTGAATTCAATGATTATCGCTTTAATGTAATACTTAAAGCGCGCCAACTCGGCATCTCAACCATTACCGCAGCGTATATCTGCTGGATGCTTCTATTCTACCGAGATAAGAATGTTCTTGTGATCGCAACCAAGTTCCAGACAGCAGCAAACCTAGTCAAAAAGGTGAAGAGCATGATGCTCAATCTGCCACCATGGCTACGAATAGCGGATATCAAGATAGATAATCGGACGTCCTTCGTCCTTACTAACGGCTCAGAAGTCAAGGCATCTTCTACATCAGGCGATGCAGGTCGTTCAGAGGCCTTGTCTCTCCTTGTAATAGACGAGGCAGCCCATGTTGAGGGTCTAGAAGATCTATGGACTGGCCTCTATCCTACCCTATCAACTGGTGGTCGTTGTATTGCACTTTCCACGCCAAACGGTGTCGGCAATTGGTTTCATAAGACCTATATTGAGGCGGAACAAAATGTAAATGATTTTCATCCAATTAGTTTATCGTGGGATGTGCATCCAGAGAGGGACCAAGAGTGGTTCGAGAAAGAAACAAGAAATATGTCTCGTCGCCAAATAGCGCAAGAGCTTGAGTGTAATTTTAACGCGTCAGGCGAGACTGTTATCCACCCAGATGATCTTGAGAGAATGCTTAGTGAGGTTAAAGAGCCGACCTATAGAACTGGTTTTGATAGAAATTTGTGGATTTGGGAAAAGTATTCTTCAGAATCTTCATATCTCTTGGCCGCGGATGTTGCAAGAGGGGACGCGTTAGACTTTTCTGTATTTCATGTTATAAAAATTGATACAATGGAGGCAGTGGCAGAGTATAGGGGCAAGCCCAATTTGGAGCAATTTGCGCAAATTATTGATAACACTGGAAGAGAATATGGAAATTGCATGGCGGTCGTGGAAAACAATAGTTTGGGAATTTCTATTTTAGAAAAGCTGCAAGACCGAGAATATCCTAATCTTTATTATTCTATTAAGGGCTCGCACGAGTATATTGAGCCACTATTAGCGGAGAGCGCTAGCAACTCTATTCCTGGTTTTACAACATCCTCAAAAACAAAGCCACTGATTGTTGCAAAAATGGAGGAGTTTGTGCGCAATAAACTAATTACAATATATTCTTCTCGTACTATTGAGGAGTTTAAAACATTCATTTGGAACAACAACAGAGCAGAGGCAATGAGGTCATATCATGATGATCTAGTTATGGCGCTGGCAATAGGGTGCTGGGTGAGAGATACGGCACTGACAGTTAATAAAAAAGATTTAGAATATAGTAAAGCTTTGATAGACGCAATGAAGACCTCAAAATCGACAATGGAAACAACCATTAGTGGTATGGAAGGGCACAGAATAAAACCGATAAGCCAAGAGGCACTAGAAGCAAGAGAACAACAGAAAGAATTTTTATGGCTACTGAAGGGATAAAAGTAAATGGCGAGCAATAGAAGAAATCCAAGAAATCCAAGATCGGAATTGTTTAAGAATTTAACTAAACTTTTCTCTGGACCTCTTGTAAATTATAGAACCCAAACCGGCAGGCGCCTAAGAAGACACCAGCTAGACAAGTTTGGTAGCAAATTTAGATCCGCTAGCGGACAACAGTTTAAGCGAAGCAATTATCTGCCTTTTGGGAATTTGCAGCCGCAAATAATGAACCAGCACAATCGTGCCGAGCGATATGTTGACTTCGATCAGATGGAATACACTCCAGAAATAGCCTCCGCTCTTGACATTTATGCCGATGAGATGACGACGCACTCGGCCATTCAGCCAATGCTATCCATTAAGTGTCCGAACGAGGAAATTAAAGCAGTATTGCACTCCCTTTATCATAATGTTATGAACATACAGCACAACCTTTTTGGCTGGAGCCGTTCGATGTGTAAATATGGAGATTTTTTCTTATATTTGGATGTCGATGAAAAATACGGGATTCGCACTGTCATTGGTTTGCCGTCACAAGAGGTTGAGCGACTGGAGGGTGAAGATAAATCAAATCCAGATTATGTCCAGTTCCAGTGGAATTCCGCCGGCCTGACATTGGAAAACTGGCAGATGGCACATTTCAGGGTGCTGGGCAATGACAAATATGTTCCATATGGAACTTCTTGCCTTGAGCCTGCGCGTCGCATTTGGAGACAGCTTACTCTTTTAGAAGACGCCATGATGGCATATCGAATCGTAAGAGCCCCTGATCGCAGAATGTTTAAAATTGATGTTGGTAGCATTCCAGCAGATGAAGTCGAGCAATATATGCAAAAGGTTATGTCGCAAATGAAGCGAAATCAAGTTGTCGACGAAAACACTGGCAGAGTTGACCTTCGATATAACCCTCTTTCTATCGAAGAAGATTATTTTATTCCTGTCCGGGGCGGATCTCTAACGGACATCACTGCTCTTCCTGGCGGGTCATATACGGGAGATATTGATGATGTGAAATATCTCAGAGACAAACTATTCTCAGCGTTGAAAGTTCCAGCTTCTTATCTTACAAATGCAGACGGGGCGGATGAAGACAAAACAACTCTCGCGCAGAAAGACATTCGTTTCGCTCGTACCATTCAGCGATTACAAAGAGCAATTGTTTCAGAACTTGAAAAGGTCGGAATTATTCATTTACATTCCATGGGCTTTAGGGGAGACGATCTTCTTTCGTTTTCTTTGTCGCTAAATAACCCCTCTAAGATCGCAGAATTACAAGAGCTTGAGCATTGGTCGACTAAGTTTGATGTTGCTGCAAATGCAACTGAGGGCTTCTTTTCCCGCCGGTGGATTGCAGAGCATGTTTTTGCAATGTCAGAAGATGATTTCTTAAGAAATCAGAGAGAGTTGTTCTACGACCGCAAGTTTGATGCTACGCTAATGGCGACCGCCGAGGCTGCCGGAGAAATGGCCGCTGGTGGCGCTGGTGGCGCTGGTGGCATGCCCGGTGACATGGCGGGAGGCATGCCCGGTGACATGGAGGGAGGCCTTCCAGGAGATA